TAAGAGAGATCATTTGTCCTTGAGTAAGTCTTCTATTCTTTTACGCATATTTGAACTTTCCTGTTTCATATAGTCTCGGAGAGAATATCCTCTTTGACCTCTCATAATACAAGTGCCTTGATAGAACATCGTGGCGGCAAATACTAACAGGAAAACAATACCGATTAGTTCAGGGTAATGTTGAGCCATGGTAATACAGGCGGAATAACACCTACAAGTCGGAGGAGTCCTTCAGCAAATAAAGCAAGAACCACCCAACCGACGCACATGCTAATGATAGAAGCATTACGGTTGTGTCGTCGTATAGCAGCATCAATCATCTCCTGAACTTCAGAACGGCTTACAAACTCGTCTTGAGGTTCCATCACTTCTCATCTCCAAGAAACTTCGCAAGTGGGTCTTTTCTGGTCTTTACGATTTCAACTGATCTTTTGTAGAACATATTGTCCGTATTACCAGACGTTTCAAACGTCTCCTTGATCTTCACCCAATTGTCGTAGGTGCGTTGATCCATAGGGTTTTAGATTGAATATTATTAGTTATACTAGTGAGTACTTTTACTATGTCAACTATGTGTTGATACAAAAATATAGATTAAGAAAATCTAAAACTTTGTAATATTTGTAACAAGGAAGATCAGGGATTCGAACCCTGGAACGCTATTAACGTTATTAGTTTTCAAGACTAACGCCATCAACCACTCGGCCAATCTTCCGATTATGTTATAATATACACTATCTATTCAATTTCGTCAAGTGCTTATCACCCCATCAACAAAAAGAATTGAGTTTGAAAGACTACTCAAAAAACTTGGATATCGTGATAGGTCTCCAGTTTATCCAAAAGAAAATAAAAGATATCAACAAGTCAATTTTAAATGTGAGGATGGCGCTCTAGCAATTTATACATTTATAATACTTTATCAAACTAAAAAAAGTTACTTATACTTAGAGTTTGAAGACCATTATAACTCACCACAGTTAGAAGAAAAAATAAAAACTTTAGCAGAAAGAATTTATTTTCATGAAAAAACCAGAGTTGCAGAGGTTGGTTATGAAGTCAAATATACTAAGCAACCAAACGAATTTTCATTAGAAGAAAGGAAAAAAATCTTCTATAACTTTATGAAATATACTTATAAAAATTTAGAAGAGGGTATGGTCAAACTTTCTCCAAGACCTGGAGATGTTTTAGTTGCAAAACCACATGGACCAAAACTAAACGATGGTTTTACAGAGTCTTCACTGGTTATTGGAAAACACCAACGTTCTTTGGTTGCTCGCAGATTTGGTTTTGGAAAACTAAATGATGATGGATTTCAGTATGCACGTTATGATGAAAATACTATACTAAGACCTATCTAACTTCAAAATCTAAACGTCTTACTTTTCTATTTCTACGAGCATTTTGATATTCTAGGTCTTCATTGGAAAAGACACTTGATTTTTGATTTGAAGCATTAGAAGATACCATTACAATTTTAGACAAATCTAAAGCAGTAATAGTTTCCCCTCTAACTGTGGTCATATTAGAACACCCACAGCACCTTGTTTTTGTAGGGTGGCTAGTCAATTCGACTCCACACTCTTTACATCTAATTACAATCATGGTTTAAAAATAATTAACTTTATTATTCTGGAATTACTTCTTCAATTGGTTCTTCGACTGACTCAGTTTGTACAGGTGCTTGTTGAGGAACTTCTACTTCTACTTGGATATCTTCTAGTGCCGCAGATGCCGATCTGGCAGTCTCTGAGATAGACCTCAACATCCACACATATTTGCCATGAGACTCCATTAAGTCCTGAAGAATATTTGCTGTAGCAAGACTCTCAATTCTTTCAGCAGAATTGGAAGCATCAATTAGCATATCAATAAGTGTTTGATTATCACCAAGAAGTTGCTTCACCATCATCTTAGCGTTGATTCCCTGAGCACTATTTGATGCTTGTTCAATATGAGTGACTTCAGTGATTCTAGTTAGTGTGCTCACTGGTTTCATACCAAGAAATCTCATATGTTCAGTCAGACGATCGATCTCTTCAAACATTGCAGTATATTGCTCACCGAAGAGAGTATGTAGTTGGTGAAAATCAGGTCCTACAACATTCCAATGATAAATCCATGTCTTATGAAACAAGACAAACAAAGATGCCTGAATATCACTCAATTGTTTGAAAAGTTTTTCCATTATACTTCTTTTTTGAAGTATTTATAAAGTGGGCGATGACGGATTCGAACCGCCGACCAATTGCGTGTAAAGCAACTGCGCTACCGCTGCGCTAATCGCCCAATCAATTCAATGTTTATCCATAATGTATTCTACAGTATTTGCTACATCATTCATAGCATCACGTAGATGTTTTTGTTGTCCAGATTCTTGTCTGACAATTGGACGATGATCATCAGTCAAAGTCCAACGCCAGAGGTTCATATCTTTACAATACCAGAGATTAATTTTCATTCTTGAAGTATTCCAAACGAACCCAGTTAAGAAGAGTATTTAACTCATACAGTTCTTGTTTATATGTAGTATATTCTGGATAGTTTGAATCTCCAACTAAGTCAGAATCTTCAATAAAAGAAATTTCACTTTTAAGAAAATCCGCATAATGCTCAAAGGCAGTAATAGCAAGTTGTCTATCGAGTTGTGAAAGAAGAGACATAAACCACCTGACTCGTTACTTATAATACATTAAAAAGGGGGTTTTGTCAACCCCCCTATGTATCACTTCTCGCCCAGACCGACTTGTTGAACTTTCAGACGGGCACGGTTCAGGACCGAACCAGCAAGAGGAACATAACCCAGGTCATCAGCAATCGACTGTGCCTTAGAACTCAGAGCATAGTTCAGAGCATCACGAACAGCAGATGCCTTACCAGGAGCATAACCACTCTTATAGGCAAGAATCCAAGTCAGAGTGGAGATAGGATAGGCACGGGCACCTGCAGGATTGGGATCTTCTCCAGCAAGGGTCACGGGGTCCAGTTTGATGCCATTCAGAGCGGCAGCACCAGTCACAGCAGAAGGTCCAACAAACTTACCTGCCTTGTTCTGAAGCACAGCAGCCTGGAGTTTGTTAGCACGAACGAATCCAGTGTTCAGATAACCGATACCGCCAGGAGTGTTAGAAAGGGTTCCAGCAACGCCTTCGTTACCTTTAGCACCAACACCAGTAGGCCAGTTGATTGACTTACCAACACCCGCAGTCCAACCACCAAAAGCATCCAGAGAATTAGTGAATGCATAGGTAGTTCCAGAACCGTCTGAACGATGGACAACTCTGATAGAACCAGCAGCACAACCAACTTCCTTCCAGTCCTTGATGTGTCCCATAAAGATATGGACAACTTGTTTCTGAGTCAGTTTCAGTTTGCATCCAGGCTTGTTATAGGCAACAGCAATAGTTCCACCGACCATAGGAATCTGAACGACACCACGCTTTACTTTTGCTGCTTCCTTTGCTTTGATAGGTTCATCAGTAGCACCAAAATCAACAGTTCCAGCAACGAACTGGCGAACGCCAGCACCAGAACCAACGGACTGATAATTGACTTTTTCACCAGTGGTGGAAGAATAATCAACGAACCAACGCTGGTAGATAGGTGCAGGGAAGGTAGCACCAGCACCATTAATAGCAGGTCCAGCAAATGCGGTAGCGGGAGCAAGAGCGAGACCGATTGTAGCAATATGTTTGAGTTTCATGAGAATTAAAAACTTCTTTGTAATTGTACTCGATTAAGTTTAAGAGAAAGTTAAATGTCGCCAAACACCAAAAAACCTCCCCGAAAGGAGGTTTAGAGGTATAAAGATACTATCAGAAGCGGAAGGTCGTCTGAATCACACCACCATAATTGTCCGAAGCTTGCTTCAGACCTTGGTTGTTGGACACATAGAAGACCGCAGGAGTCACGCTAATCGCATCGCTAACCTTGTAACGATAGAAGGCTTCCCACATAATTGCCTTTTGGTCATCATTCAGAGTAGCAGCATTACCAGGAGCACCGATGGCGAAACCAGCGGCATTACCCTTCACAAACACATCGCTCCACTGAAGACCTGCCATCCAAGTTTGTGAATCGGTAGCAGCATTAGGAGTCGTGCGGTTGTTAGACAGACTTACGGTGTTCCAACCATAAGCAGCACTCACAGAAGGAATGATGCCCGACTTCTTGGGTTGCCAGTAAGCATTAATCGCATAACCATTGGAGGTTTGGTTAGCAGCAAGGTTACCAGAACCACCACCCAGAGCGTTGAAGTTACGGACGCGAGTTCCTTCAGTGCCGTAGCGGTAACCGAAAGCAATACCATACTGAGGAGCACGATACCCAACTTGAGCAAGAGTGTTCAGAGAACCATCTTCATCAAACTGACCTTTGGTAGAATCGTTACCGCTCTGGGCAACATAGTTCAGGTTAGCAACGAAACCACCTTTACCCTTCTTGGTGGGTTGTACCCACTCTACACCGAAACCAGAACCAGTTGCCTTGTTATAGACACCAGGAGCACCAGCAACGGAGAAGAAGTCAAGGATGTCCGACTTATATGCGGTAGGAACCCATGCCATCTCAGTGTTACGAACCTGAGCACCAGCGGTCAGATAAACGCCCTTAGCAAGTGCAGGGAAGCGATAGTAGAGACGGTCAAGCGTCATCGTGTTCGCATAGGTTTCTGCCTTGTCCAGTTTGAACAGTGACGAGGAAGAACCGAAAGGTTGCGATGAGAAGTTACCCGAACGCAGACGGGTCTTGAGCAGATCCTTACCAGTGAAGGAAGTATCAAAACTCAGACGGAGGTCATAGTTGAAAGCAGTGTTTCCAACGTTGGTACTGTTAGCAAGACGGGCGCCTTCTACACCACCCAGAACGAAGGTTGCTTCACCCTTGAGTTTGGTAGTAGTGGAAAACTGTTGTGCCTGAAGAGCAGCAGACTGCTTCTCCAGTTTGGCAACGCGACCACGAAGAACTTGAAGTTCATTGGCGAACTCAGTAGCAAGACGCTGGAGTTCATCGGTAACTTCAGTTACGCGATCCAGACAAGCATTCAGAAGAGCAGCGGCTTCAAAACGGGTCATGGACTTACCACCAAGGTAAGTTCCGTTTTCATAACCAGCAACGCAACCATAACGCTCAACCAGATTGCTGAGTGCCTGATAAGCCCAATCCGTAGGACGGACATCAGACAGTTGTGTGACGCTAGAAACTTGTTCTGTGGAAGTGTATTGGTTGACTGCTGCAATATTCAGGTCTGCGGCATTCGCAGCAACAGGAGCAACCATTCCAAAAGCAACAGGTGCAAGCATCAGTTGTTTGAATTTCATAAAAGTTTGTTTTTAGTACTAAACGACATTGTACCAGAGATACAGATATACCTCAAGTATTATGGGTCACATATAGACGCGAGTAGTTGGGGCGTCTGCTATGCGGGAGTATTTAGAGTGACTTAACCAAATCTTAAAAGATAATTAAGTTGGTGGTATCATAGCATAACCGTATCGGTTGTGTCAATTAAGATACGGTTAAGATTATTGTTAGGGAACAAAAACATCAAAATTCAAAACAATACGTTCATTGTACTTTGGAATTCCAGCAGCATGATAATGTGCTCCATCAAAAACCACAACTCTTCCTTGTTTTGGAGTAACTCTTTCTAAGATTTCAATGTGTGCATCATCAGTAATCAAACCCTTTGGATTATGCCAGTTTGGATTACCTGCTGTTGAATCATCATCTTCGTCTTTACCATACTCAAATTTATTTTTCAGAATAACCGTATCTCCATCAGAATCATTCACATAATATAAGAATACGGTATGAGGAACTTCAATATCATCAATATGAAAAAAGTCATGGTCCTTTTCATTCATTGATGGCAGTTGAAAAAATGTTCTAGCTCTTATTACATGGTCATAATTTACACCAGATTTATTAGAAACTTCATAAATTAGAGGTGAAAAAAAATCATAGTACTTACTGTTCATCTCTGGTCTGGTTTCACACAACCAATGAGTAAATCCAGAAGCACTCCCATAATTATCAGAAGTTAATAGACGATTATAATGCCAATCAAAAACTTTACCAAAAAGAGTGGCTTTTATTTCTTCTTGATATCTTTTTCCAATAACATTATCAATTACTTTTATCATATGACTACTCCCATGAAAAACTTAATGTAATTCTAGGACCAGTTACAACTGGTTCATGATATGTACCTTTTGGAATGAAAAGACTATCTCCAACATTCAATTTATAAGTAATACCTTCACAGATATATGACATTGTTCCCTTTGCTTGCAATATCAAAACATCGACCGTATCTTTATGATCACCAAAAGTTAAGTTATCACGTCCAAATGAAAAATAAACATGCATGACCTTTAATCCTTGCTTTGCAGAAACTTCTTGAAAAATTTGATTTAAAGTTCCTGGACGATAATCACTATGCAAAACAAAAGTTGGTGGATTAGTGAATTGTCTATGAATAGTTTTACGGAGTTTTACTTTTTCATGTGGATTTACTGAGGAATGTATCTCATAATCATTCCAGATAACAATACCAGTAAAAGGTGGTACTGATAACTCAGAAGATGCCTTATCCATAACATCATCCCAAGTCACATCCTTAACTGAAGGATAATGATTTCTGGTTAATTTTATACTATCTAAATGCTGGTCCACCATACCACCCAACTAAAGAAATTCTTTTACCACTTTTTAATCGACGTACTCTATGTATTATATCTGAAGGGAATATGATTACGTCACCAACATCCATTGAAATTGTTTTCATATTTCTCGGACCAGACATGAGTTGAAATTCTCCACCTTCATAGTCATCCTTTGATGATAAGCAAAGAGATATGCTTAGTTTTCTTATTATACCAGGATTGTACTGTTCAGTAGTAAAATCACTGTGCCAAGCATAATGAGAACCTTTTCCCTCATAGACTGTAAATTGAATTTGATCGTGCCAAGATGTTAAATCATAATTAAAAAGATTTAAGTTTGCACAGTTAATAAAGTGTGCCATCATACCAGCAACCCAATGGTCTGTTGGTATCCAAAAATTTTTACTTTTTCTTATATCAGAGTCAATGGCAGATTGAGAATCTTGAAGTCTAATCGTTGAGGATGTTAAAGATTCTTGTCCAAATTCTTTTTGTATTAGACTACAAAATTCTTTTTTAATGCCAGAAGGAATATAGTAATAATTATTGTATATGCTCATTTTTACTACTTCGTAAGAGCGGAGTATCGGAATCGAACCGACGACATCTAACTTGGAAGGATAGCGTTCTACCGCTGAACTAACTCCGCAATGGTGGGGATTTACCCAGCCTCAGAGTTTCCTCTTCACAGGCACGGAACCCCAGCGCATCTTCGCTTCACACGGACTAAAATATTATAAAGCATAATGAGTATTATGTCAAGCCCTTTTTTTATTTCCCCAAGTATCTGTCTGAGAGTGGCAATTTGGACATAAAAATCTTAAATTTTCTACTCGGTTGTCGTTATTTACACCATTAATATGGTCTATTTGTAGTGATATTGGATTTCCCATCCATTCAGATATACCACACTTTAAACATTCATACTTTAATATATCATCTTTCAATATTCTCTTTTTTAAATCTTTTCTATCATAAGTAGAAAATTCGCAAAAAATTTCAGAGTGAGTTTTCTTTTTGGTGCTTTTACCACCCTTCCTAAAAATAGGAAGTTTAATTCCTCTATTATCAAGGTCTTTTTTTACAATATCATAAGTAGTTCCGCTTTTATTAGTATATCCAAGTTTTTTACAAAACTGCCAAAAAGAAGAACTTTCTAAAAGAAAAGATTTTATTTCCTCATCAGAATATAAATTTTTAATAGACATATAAAAAGTTTATCTATTAGTATTTATACACTTCCTTATTTAGGAAGTGTATATTGTAAGAGCCCCCGACAAGACTTGAACTTGCGACATCGGCTTTACAAAAGCCGCGCTCTACCAGCTGAGCTACAAGGGCGAAACAGGGGAGGCCATCCCCCTGACCTAGAAATATTCTAGGTTTTAGTTGGAAGGAGTGCTCTTGAGGTTATCGCAGGATCACTTCCAACTCCCCCTCCTGGATTCGAACCAGGGACCCTACGATTAACAGTCGTTTGCGCTACCGCTGCGCCAAGGGGGAATACTAACGGGGGTGTTGCCACCCCACTATTTTATTTGGAACTTACAAAAGTATTGATTTTATCAGCAAGTGCTTCAACCTCTTCATATGTAGGAAACTCTGGATAATCCATTTTTACATTTCTATCCCTATTCCACATTTCTGCAAGATTATAGTTTGCGTGAAACTCATCTTGCGCCTGACCGTAAGCTTGCTTAAAAATTTCAAAGCGCAGTTCGTAAGGTGTCATTGTTTTACTCCTTGTGTGTTTGTGTGTGTATGGAGAATAAAATCTCCAATGCCCGAGAGAGGACTCGAACCTCCACTCCGAAGAACATGATCCTAAGTCATGCGTGGCTACCAATTACACCACTCGGGCTGGCGACTCAGGCTGGACTTGAACCAGCGACCGACTGCTTAGAAGGCAGTTGCTCTATCCAACTGAGCTACTGAGTCAAGAGACCTCCCATCTTTATCGACCCAGTGGGCAAGGAGGGGCAGGTCTTATACGGAGTTTGAACCCCCGCCGCCTATGAGACAATCATACCAGATACGGTGCGAATCGTCAAGATCCAAAAATTTGAATCGAAATTCTTGGTTCTGGTAAATAATTTGAGACTAATGTTACGACATGACCTTCATGAATATCATTCAAAACTAAAGACCTACATTCTGGAACTAGGGCTTTCATGATAGAACTACCATCCTCTTGCTCTTCTTGCCACACAAATAATCCACCATGATTAATATGCCATTCTTTGTTTAAGTATATAGTTGCACCAAATTTATGATTAGAATCATCATGAAGTGCGATACCACCGTTAGGTAGCGTTACATGATAATTCATGGATATTTTATTACAATAGGGTAAAATATCTTTAATTTCTTCGAGTATTTCTAATCTCAATTCTGGATTTACTTTTCTGAATAGACAGTTTCCAGAAATACCCAGTGTTGCATACCTTGGCCAAGCAAAGGTACTAACTTTCCAACTATCGGAGAGATTGGAATTAACATCATCAAGACATTTTTTCCACAAATCTAAACTAATACTATCTTTAAATACTTTCATTTGAACAATTTTCAATCCAAGGAGAGCAAATCCTCATGGGAGGAGCAAGTTTTTTACATTCATCAGTATAGCACACTGAATCGTCATTTTTTTCTTCAATATACTGAGGTTGATATCTTTTATTTGATTCAGAAATAATGCGATCATACTCAGGTGTGACTTCATCAATTGCTCGATCTATATCACGCTTGACTCTGCGTTCTACCGCGTGAGGATCTTGCAAAATAAGTTCATTCAAAATCCCGTTCGGGAAATATTTACGTTGAACTTCATCCAATAAGTCCCAAAGTGCGTGATCGGGAATTTTTGTACATTGTGAAAGTGCTGCAATAAGACTTGATAATACGACACCAACTATGAGCAGTTGTTTCTTATCAGTTTTCTTCTTACCGAAGTTAAAGTTAAACATAAGAAAGGGGAGTTCTGCAGCACTCCCCTTATATATTAAACTTCTACCGTGATCAGTCGGTTGGCATAATCATGAGCATACGAAGTGCGAGCACCATGATGCCCCCAACCAATCCAACTATACGCATAGTCCATGTAGCGGTTAATTGATTTACCAGGAGTCTTCATACGCTCCTCAATCTCTTTCCACTGGACTTCATTTGTTAGATAACGAAGTTGCGTGTGAAGATTTGATGGCGAACCACCAAACTTCTTAGCAAAATCACCCAATCCATAATAACGGTTGGCAGATGTCCATTGAATCAGTCCGTAACCGCGTCCGCAGTTACCCCAACTGGTTCTG